ATACTTCAATTTCCGAAATATCCAAATTTGTTTTGTCCAAAGTAAAATAAGACGATAAATCAACTACATTAAAATCACCTATTGTAGTTGTATAGTTTATCTTTGGAAGATTTTGTGAATATTTCATAAAAAATCAAAAGTATTTAGCGGAGATTTCAGACTTGGACAGAACTGCATTTGCGCTGGGATCGTAAGTTCCAGTTTCAAATTCTCTAAAAACCAAACCCAACAATACAACGTTAGAATTTCCATTTGGCAAAAGTCTAAGAACTGGATCAGCGGAGTCATTCTTTTTTACAACTACCGTTGTCAATACACATGGCAACGGTTCACCCAACCAATCATCTGTCGATCCAAGAGACATACTTGTATTTGCTCCCTTAGAAATCTCAAAGGACCAAAGATTCTGTGGATAGGTTCTTTCTGGTAAACCTGTTGCTACGCTGGGATAAGAACATTTTCTAAAAGTTCCAACAATTTCTTCCACTTGTTCGGATTCTGCTTGATTTTTTGGAACAAAAATGTATTCAAAGTTGTATTCTTTTCTCGCTTCAGATACCAACGTTGCTTCTGTTATATTTGAAAATCTTCTAAAAGTTGATGTTGCTTTGAAATATTCCTCTTGGAATGCTCCTGGGTCCAAATTGCGTTGGAACAAAGTATCAAAATTTGCTATTCCACCACTATTAGCAATAGATGCTAATGTAATGGTTGGACCAACCGGATTTGTACCTTCTCCAAACTCATGGCGTACAAAGTAGCCAGGTTCTTTGGGCATTGGTAACTTTAGGTGATGAAAAGCACGACTTTGAATGCCTTCTCTAGTTCTGTCATCATTTATTAGAGAATATTTGGCACAAAAAAAATTTATCCAAAGAGGTTGTTCTGTGGCATACGCGCCAAGAGGATATTGATAATAAGCCATTTAAAATATTTATGATTTTGATAAATATTTTTATGGCATACAAAACAGCATTTACACCAAAAAATACCAAAAAGTATGTTGGTAATCCTACAAAGATTGTATGCCGATCACTATGGGAGAGGCGGGTTTGCAAATTTTTGGATGAAACTCCAAACATATTGAAATGGTCATTCGAGGAAATAATTGTACCTTATATGAATCCTTTAGACAAAAAGATCCATAACTATTATCCAGATTTCATGGTTCAGTTTAAAGATAAAACCGGTATAAAATCATGGATGATTGAAGTTAAGCCAAAAAAACAAACTTATCTAAAGGAAAATGCTTCCAAAAAGGAAAAAATTACCTGGATTGTAAACAATGCTAAATGGGAAGCTGCTAAAAAATATTGTGAATTAAATAATATTGAGTTTAAACTATTAACAGAAAAAGAACTATTCACAAATGCCTAATTTCAATACAATACAGACAATAAAGAACTATTTTGACAACCATAATGGTGTTCAGTTAACAAATAGATTTATTGTTAATTTTTACAATCTTCCAGCAGATGTGTGGTCTGGTAATCTGGAATTGACTGCTGAGGCCCTAACAATAGGACCAAGATCCATTTCTACGATACAAGATGGACTTATGGGCTTCGGTGGTGGTAGATATGTTCCTAGAAGCCAAATGCCATTCAGCGGACCTTATGGGGCTGCTATATCCTTTCCTGTAACAAATGACAACTATATTTTAAATTTTTTCAACAGATGGTTTAACAAATTTTATGCAGGCCCTGTAAATAGTAATAATCCATTTATAGTTCCTTATTATGATGACAGTGTTAGAAATGTGAGAATGGAAGTACAGGTATTGGATCCTAATGGAAATCCAAATAGCATAATCACCTTTCATGAAGTATTTCCAATTGAATCCTATCCATTAGAATTCAACATGGCTAGCACAGATAAGTATTTAAGATACGCAATCTATGTTGGATTCCGTGATACCTATTATAATTTTAATGTTTAATTATGAATATTGATGAATTAATAAAAGACCTATTGCCTTTATACGAAACCACACTACCCTTTTCAAAGAAAGTGGTTAGTTATCATCCCTTTAAAGTAAAGGATGCAAAAAACATATCAATAATATTGAAAGAAGAAAATAAAAGACTTTCTTTAAATGCAATGGTATCCCTACTAAAAGCAAATACGAAAGATCTTGATGTTGATGATTTATGTCTTGCAGATGCAGAATATCTTTACTTACAAATGCGTGGAAAAAGTGTTGGAGAAGAGATTGTATTAAAAGTGAATGAAAAACCATTCAAACTCAATATAAATGATATCAAATACAGAAATCAATTGACAGAAAAGATAATAAAAATCAAAGAAGGCATTTCTGTAACTTTAAAAACACCAAAAATTAAAGATTTATTGTTGTTTGAAAACGATGATAAGATACTAGATACAAAAAAATATATCAAAAACTTAGTTGTAAAAAATGAAGTTTTTGATGTCTATAAATTTGTTCCAGAAGAATTGAAACAGTTGATAGAAAATGTTCCGTATTCTTTTTTAAAGGATATTGAAAAATTTTCAAAAGAACAACCAGAACTCTATTTCCTTTTCAAAGATGATGAAGGAGAAAGAGAGGTGTCTGGTACACTAAGTTTTTTTACCTTACTTCAAACTTTATTGATTTGATTGATTATTATAAAACAAATTTTTCATTAGTAAATCACTACAAATGGTCTTTAACTGAATTGGAAAATATGTTTTACTGGGAGCGCGAGATATACATCAATCTGCTAGCAGAGCAAAAACAGATTGAGGCCGATAAGAAAATGAGCTCTAGAGGAATGATGTATCAATGAATGAAGAAAATCAAGAAAATAAAAATGTTGAAGCCGAACAAATAACTCAAAATTATTTGGTCGATCCGGCTGAACTGTATTCAGACAGAACAGATTCTGAGAATATGGTTGAAAGCATGAGTTTGCCTGATGTTGCAAATCCTTTGGACTCAACCGGATTAGATGAAAATGATGAAATTGATGTCACAAAAAAACAAACCAAGCCAAGTGTCTTGGATACTCCAAAGAATGAAACAAAAGAATTGCAAGATGCTTTGGAAAAACTTAAACAAGTTTTGAGTGGATCTTATGATCCCGCAATAAAAAATTTATATGCCGTTGTGTCAAATTTGACCCAAACAAAAACCGCGCCCACTGCTTTCACAGATGAGCGCGTATCTTTTAACAATAACAAACATTTTTTCTTTGACGAAAGCGGAAAAGTCTCAGAAAAAGTTGATTGGGCATAAAAAAAGCCCCCTTGCGGGGGCTTTTTCAATCGTTATCCATTTCTGAGAAGTATTGCAGAGGATCCTTTTCCTCTGCCTCGGTGATCGTGGGCTCTGCCACATCATCCTCGATATTCTTGCTCTCAGTGAACTGAGCACGGATATCGTCACCGACAGACTTCTTGAATCGCTCCGTGAGCTCGGCAAAACTCTTGAACTGACTCTTGTCGATGAAGGGCTTCAATGGATACTGCTTCTTCCAAATTTCTTCAAGCTTCTTGTCATCACCACCAAAGAGTGGTGCTGGAGTTGCAAACTCTGAACGATCATAGTTTACATATCCACCAACATTCCGAATCTTGATCTTGAAGTCTGCACCAGTCCAAAAGTTAAATGGATCGACTGCAACCTCATCCTGAAACTCAGGGTGAGCAAGGCTCTGAATCTTCTGGAAGATCTTTGTACCGTACTGATACAAGAAAACCTTACCCTTGTTCTCTGGATTTGCGGGATCCTCAAGAACAAGAATGTTTGAAATGTAGGTGAGCTTACGCTTACGCTGACGAGCAATGTTCTTGTCGTCTTCGATTCCGCTATTCCAAAGTTCGGTGTTAGCTGCACAGACAGGGCACTTTTCACCGATGCTGGTTGGGCAATTCTCGTAAAGCCAACCACCCTTACCCTTGAACGTATGGCTGTATACTGCCACGAATGGAGTATCTTCGCCAGCAATCTCAGGTAGGAATCGAATTACGGCATAGCCGTTGCCTGCCTTATCGATTCCGGGCTTCCAAATCCTTTCATCTTTGTAGCTATCCTTGGAGGTCATTTTCTCCAAACGTTCGCTGAGTGCGGAAATAGAATTCTTACTCTTTTTCTTAAAATCTGAAAAACTTGCCATAGTAATTTCCCGAGGATCTACCTCGGCCTTTCTTTTGTTAGTATATGGTGCAATACGGATCAGTCAATAGGTAATTTTGCAGTTTTACCTTTTTTTAGAATATTCCTTTGCTTGCCTTCCTGTTCAATCTTTTCAATTATTGGTTTTGTCAAAAGTTTACCAGCAGCCAATGGATCTAAACCCATTTCTTCTGCCAACTCAAGAACACAGTCCATAAATGAAAGTTTGGTTTTTGTTACTCTTTCCAATACTTTGTTTGAAAATTTTTCTTTTGCAGATTCGTCTATATACATTTTAACCTCATATAAAGTATGCCATGATAACTTAAATAGGCAATTATCAAAACCTTCTAAATATTCTAGAACTATTTATAGGACAAAAAATGGCATCAGATAATGACGTAAACCTAATCATTGAAACCTCTGGCTTAACCGCAGCAGTAGCAACGGATGTAGGCCAGTTCGGGGGAATTACTGCTCACTTTCAAATTTTTAAAGTAGCATATGGCGTTACTGGAACAAATACGCTAGTATCATCCGGTAACCCTCTTCCCGTAACAGTTGGTTCTGGTTTAACTGCCACAATAAGTGGTTTTAGTGGACTGGTAACAGTTCAGGGAACTGGCGGTGGCTATCCTCTTCCAGTCAGTGGCACCATAATTGCAACTGGTTCCACCTCATCTCCAGTATATGTAAAGACATATGCTGGGTCTCAGGTCGAAGTAACGGGTGGAAGATTATATACAACATCTGACTCAATTTCAGTATATGGGCCTTCAGGTGCAACTTTCCTTCCAGTAAGCCTTGTTGGTGCAACTGGTTGGAAAATTGGAACTAGCGGAGATGCAATCAAAGTTGCAATCACCGGAGCCACATTTACAGCAACAATCCCATCAACAGTTTTGGTTGCCGGAATTTCTGGTGCAACTGCAATTGGTGTAACTGTAGGTAATACAGTTTGGATTGACAATACCACAATCACAACCGGTATTACGAGCATATATGGACAAGTTGTTGGTCTTAGAACCGATCTTCAAGCCTTGGGGGTTGGTCGTGCAACTGCATTCAAGACAGGCCGTGCATCTTTGACATCCGCATCTGTTACACAAATGGATTCGGCAGGTTATACTTGCTATGCTGGAATCAGTATCAAAGCTCTATCCACAAATACAGATTTCATCTACATCGGAAATACATCTGGTTTGATTGGATCGTCTTATGGCCATGCACTAGATCCTGGTGAAGATGTATTCTTGAATATCCAGAATACAAATAAGATTTACGCAACCTCAAATACAGGAACTCAAGTCATAACTTACATGGCTTCATGATATGCCTTCATATGCATTAAATGCTACCAAGACATTAACAAACTATGGAATAAAGATCTATGGTTCAACATATGATCCTGTATTTGGACAGGGAGTATTGTTTACCAAACCAAATCTTTCCATAATTGGTTCTAGTTGCTTTATTGATTATTCTGGAACTGAAAATTTGTCTGATTTGAATTATTTGAAAAAGGTATTTGCATCTACTCCTGCTGGCACAACATTTCAATTTTCAAACTCTTCTTATTACGATCCTGATTTTGATTATACAGTAGACCCTACTGGAGTGTTTTCTCTACAAACTCTGACAGGAAACAATAGACTAATAATAGGAAATGTTGTTTCTGGATTTACCTATACTACAAACTATAGATTTTATAACAAATCAAATTTTGTAAACCCACCACAGTTTACAACTGGATACACAGGTGGCTCTACAGCCGCAAATTATATTCAAAATAATTTGGCAACGAATCCGGGCAAATCGTTTATTAATTTTGGAATAGTTGGATCTAATTTTGGAAAAGAAGAATATATTGAAATCACTGGTTCAACATCCAATAAAGGAAAGATAAAAGCCAATTCTCCTATAAAACTTAAAGACAATAGAGAATTGATCTATACTGATACCACTTTGACAAATGAAGATTTATCTACATCTGGAATAACCATGACGCATTATTTGCGTGGAGATTCCAATCCAGAAATATTGTCAAAGAGTAGAAAAAATCTTGGTTGCTATGTTGTATTCGATTCAAATGGAAACCAAATTCAATGCTTTGAAAATCAAAATCAGCTTCAAGCATTCTTAAGAAGTCAATTTGAATCTACCACATATACAACGCAATGGATTCCAACTCTTTATTGCTCTCGTCTGACAGACAACGGATTCAATGCCGCTTCTGCAGATAAAACATTGTTATATGATTCTTCTATATTCGTAATAGTTGAAGAAGTGGCTAGTGGTACTTTTGGTGGAGATGGCAACTTTACTTTTAATTACATATATCTGCTAAAGACAAATGCAGAAGGAAATGACAATATCCAGACAACTAGTGAAGTTACATTTACAATTGACAATGGATTTAAAATTGATCTGAGTCATCCTACATTGAAAGGGTTTTCCGTCAATGCATATTTGGATGAATACAAGACAATTTTGATGAACAGCGATTATTATCTAATAGGTATTCCGGGATTCGATCAATCTGGAATATTTTATACCAAAACTTCAACAAGTGCTAGAAAGATATATCTGGAATTCACAGGTCCAGCCAATTTGTCCTTGGTTGTGAATGTAAATTAAAAAACCCTCCCGATTGGGAGGGTTTTTCATGAATTACTTAACTTACAAAGTTAGCGAGCGCGGTTACGAACCACTCGGTAGTACGAGCGACCCTGACGAGTCTCGCGGGACACGGTGTAATTCATATCAAAACGATCAAAAGCCTCACGAAGATCATGCATCGTTGCGCGCATATTGCTGATGCGGAAACGCTTTCTAGCCTCACCTGCGGTTAGGGGGTGGCCAGCACGCATGTACTCAAAAACTCTCTGAATCTTGGTCGGACGGTCAACTGTAGTAATTTCCATAAACTTTCCTTTCTTAAGAAGTTGACCATATAGTATCACCCAATATTTGACTGTCAAGTAATTGGCTAAATAATATTGACTGAGGAGGCTATATGGCAAAGTCCGACCATCAGTTTGTAAGGCATGTGAAAAAACACCTTGCAGAGCACGGTATGAAACTTGTCATCGGCAAGGGAAAGTTTGTAAATTCCGGAAATTCTCGCTGCGAAGGATATTTTAATGAATCTGAGGGTGTAATAAAGGTTGCCGGGGGCAACCAATATTTTTTACAGACTTTAGTACATGAATATGCACATTTTTTGCAATATTTGAACAAAGTTTGTGTCTATACTAAGTCAGAAAAAGCCAGTTTGATTGTAGAAGATTGGTTTAATGGAAAAAATTTCAACCCCAAGACCTTAAAACAAGCATTTTTGCGTGTTCGTGCCATGGAAAGAGACTGTGAAAAGCGCGCATTGAAATTAATTGATGATTTTAATCTCAATATTGACAAAAAAATGTATGCCAAGCGTGCAAATTGCTACATTTACACGCATTTTTTGATGGAAAAAACTCGAAAATACAGCACTTATAAGAAAAGTCCGTATTTTAGCAAATATGTTCTCAAAATTATGCCATCTAATATGGCAGTTTTGAGTCACAGGTCCATACCACCAAAGATTTATTCGATGTTAGAATCTTTTACTGTATGAGATTTCAGATATTTTGATACAAACAATTTAATATCAACATTATCATACGGCCAACGGTCATTTTGATCCATGAATCCATAGTGGACTAGAGCCTCTATGTGTTCTTCCATCATCTTCAAAGATTCATCATCTATGTTCCATTTGATCTCAGCGTCCGTATTGACCGCAGGAGAGGTCGCAGCATTGTGTTCTGCTACGATCAAGTCTCCTACCTTGGCTGCATTACCGAGGATTTCCAGGGCCTTGGCGCATTGATAAAAAAGATCCTTGCGGACAGGATCTTCTTCTTTGCGAGCCAAGTTGCGAACTTCGTAAACTAGCTCAGGGATTTTCATTTGTAACTCCTTAACTTAGCGTTAGGAGATACTTAGTTTGTTGAACCAGACCAAGCATCTCATCACGTATATTTAACAATGCTGTCTGATTCTTATCTATTTCTTTTGTAATTCCGCTCATCAAATAATCTTCCAAAGAATCCAAAACTTTTTGTGCGCTGATTTCATCGGCACCATTAAATTTCATTTCTTTGATATTATAAACTTCGCTTCTGCCGTATACTCCAATATAAGTTTCGGTAAATGTGTCCAAGATACCATCTAAATCCTCATACGCCTTACCTATTGCTTTATGAGCAGCATATGATTGGGTACCCCAGTGATGTAATCTCAATTCAATTTGAAAATTTAATAATACTTTGATGCATGACATGGTATAATATTTAGAATAAATAATTTGGGTGAAATTATGAAACAACAATTTGGAAAAAGTTTAGAACAAACAATAAAAGAGCTATCACAAAAATACAAAAATGTCCCTTCCCCCTTAAGTGACAAATATGCATCGAACAGACCGGGAGTCGTACCTCAGCAAAAATTACCAACTCCAGAATCTCCAAGACAAAATGTTCTTGGTGATTTTAGGCCCACACCAAGACAATGGTAAAAATCGAATCATCATTAAATGATATCAAGATATTTTTTGTTCCAGATACAAAATCAATGGAACAAGAATTAGACCAGTTAATTGGGAAAATAAAAATAGAAAAACAAAAACCGTTTACTAATGTATTTTTGTTTTTTCCATTTCAATTTGAAAGCCACCTGTTACCAAAAATTAAAAAGTTCCTTGAAATAAAAACAATCTCAAAAGACAAATATAACCTTGCAATAGAATTCTAATGCCAAAACTACCAGAGCCAAATAATGATTCTTTGAAGGGTCTTCCAAATACTGGATTGCCTTCAAATATGGCTTCCCAAAGAACAAGAATTGTAACTGCAAACGAATACTTTAAAAGTAATAATCCAGAATACGCAAAACAAATTGAAACAATTGAAAATGATTTTCTTAATTCAAAGTTATATGAAATTTCAAAGACAGAATTGTCGGATAAACAGAAAGAAGAGTATTTAAAATCCGAATATAGATTGCAGATGTATAAATCTGTTTCCCAATCAGATTCCGATTTCAACATATATTTGAAAAACATGTATGGAAATATTTCAAATTTTTTTGAAGCAAATACTGATTTGGTAGAAAACAAAACATTCAATCCAAGAACAGATTTTTTGGCCGAAGTTTCCATAATAACAAAAGACCACTATTATAAATCAGATTTCATTTCAATGAATGAAGTTATTTTGGAAATGCTTAATGGTGTTTGCACCGTAGAATACTTCAAAATAAATGGACAGATCAGCAGACTTACTACTACATTGGATGATGTGTTTGTTCCAGATAGCCAAAATGATGTAAGAAGATTTGCATTTGGTGGATTGCCGGGGAAAAGAGTATTGTGTTGGGACCTGATTAAAGAAAAGTGGTCATCCTTTTACATGAAAAATTTAAAAAGATTCATTAGAGATGAGACATCAGGGCTTGAATAAATAATTTTGTGGAACAGAATGATTCCAAACGCGCTGATCATCTTCATGCTATCTTATTCAGAGAAGCGAAAATTATACTTTCAAAATATGAAGACTATCTTCGGGGTAAAATTACTTCAAAAGAATTGGCGCAAAAGATGTTGATTCTTCGTGAAGCAATTATCAAGATAGAAGAATCAAAAAAGAATTGACATATCAATAACCTGTGCTATAGTCTTGTCGATGATAGTCAATTACGAACCAAAACTCGATTATGCCGATGTTCTGATTGTACCCCAGACCAGCGAGATTAAATCTCGCAAAGATGTGACTCTCGAAGTCACATATAAGTCCAAGAGCGGCAGAACTTGGTATGGTATTCCGATTATGGCTGCAAACATGTCAACGGTTGGAACGTGGGACATGGCAGCAGCTCTTGCAAAATATAAGATGGTCACTTGCCTGAAAAAAGGCGGTGAATATTACAGTAATTTTGTGGCAACTTATCCGGAGTGCAAGGATTATGTCTCACTCACTTTAGGTATGGATGCACAGAGCAAATTGTTCGTGGATACTTCCACGATAGAAGATCCAATGTTTGTTTGCGTAGATGTGGCTAATGGCTACATGACTTCATTTCACAATTTTGTAAGAAAGGTAAAAGAAAAATGGCCAACTTCGATTTTGATTGCTGGGAATGTCGTGACCCCAGAGGGGGTAGAGGAATTGTCAAGAGCTGGAGCCGAGTTCGTAAAAGTGGGAATCGGATCGGGTTCGATGTGCCTGACGAGGCGCGTGGCCGGGGTGGGGTATCCCCAGCTCTCTGCGGTGCTAGAGTGTGCGGAAACCGCAGAAGCATTAGGTATTGGGATCGTATCTGATGGTGGAATTGTATATCCTGGTGATTTTGCAAAATCTTTTGTGGCTGGATCAGCTTTTTGCATGGCAGGTGGAATTCTTACCGGCCACGATGAGTGTGGTGGAGAAATCAGACACGGACAAAACGGAGAGATGCGAATGGTCCACTATGGTATGTCAAGCAAGACCGCAAATGAAAAATACAATGGCGGTCTTGCCGATTACAGAGCCTCAGAAGGAAGGACTGTTGAAGTACCTTATAGAGGTCCAGTTGTTCATACTGTCCAAGAGATTCTTGGCGGACTTCGCTCTGCCTGCTCTTATGTGGGCGCTAGTTGCTTGCCTGAGTTGGGTTCTCGTGGTACATTAGTAAAAGTCAATCGTACAATCAACAACATTTTT